GACCCCATAAAAACCGAAGTTGGTTGTATATCAACATTTGCGTCATCTCGTAAATCAAAATCTAATCTGTTAATTGATACATCACATATTTCAGGGTCACCCCACAAAGGAGAAATCTCAGCATTTTTAGTTAAATTAATAATCTGAGGTAAAGAATTCAAATCGTTTGATGTTCGAAATCTGTTACCCGCAACTTGCGTTTCTGTGGCTAAACCTATTCTTATTAAATCTTGTGGGGTTAATGAAAACTCTCCAATGTCAGAAAGGTCAACATCCATGACTATCGTTTGTGCTCCCAATGGAACCCCCATAATCATATAGTCTCCGCTATCATTAGTTTTTGTTGTAAACTTGTAATACTTGTCGTAAATTTCTACTGCAGTACTTCCTGTTAGAACATCAGATTTTGTTGGTAATGTTCCAGTTGCGGCATGTTTTGAATAAGAAGGAGTATATGGTAATAGATTGTATCGATATCCGTCATTATTTTTATCACTTGGTGATTTGTATGGATAGATACTTGTTATTATTGGATTAGATTCATCTACTTGTTCTATAGGTATGAATATAGAAACTCTAGCATTCGGTAAACCAAACCCATTGTTCGCGGTGACTCTTCCAACTAAAACACCATAATCAGCACAACTTCTTGTGTAGATATCAGTTTGTTGTATTTTAAGAGATAAAATTTCTAAGAACTCAAACTCTTGGTCTAACTGTACATTAATTGATTTGTTAATACCAAGTTCGGTCCTAATTCTATATGAATCACCCATGTAATATCTTTAGTTTATAAATAGTTTATGTGTAATTTTTAAAAATCAAATAGACACACATTATAAATTATAACCCAAAGATTAGGATAATAAACCTATTAAGAGAATGTTGTGGATTGGAAGTTTACTACCGAAACTTTAATATCCTTGCTTGGATATCTAATTTGGTAAACTTGGGAAGGTTGTGCAAAAATTGTATCCGCAACCGGTGCAATTTGTCTTGTTTCAGGGTCCGAGTATTGCATAGAAGTTTCAGCTGAAGAGTATTGACCACCAACATTATTAAACACTTTTATTCCTGCAACGGTAAGTACTCCATTTTGATTTTGTACAATACTTTGAATCTCGGATAAATAAACATTCTGTCCTAACTCCCTTACTTGTGGATTGAAATATGTAGAAATTCTATCTACAACATCAGCTATAACTTGTCCTGAGTTTTGTGCTGAAGTCAATACAATCGATACTTCTAAGCTTAAGTCAATAACCTCCGCAGTAAAAATGGATATATAATCATTCATCATCCTGTAGTTCGACAGATAAGTCGCGACATTCTGTTTCAAAGTATTAGAAACAATGTTTGTTAATTTTCCTGAAGTATCATAAGATAACAATTGAATTAAAATTTTATTGTTATTTTCTGTAACCGAGACTTTCGCAGGTGCTCCGAACTCTGATGGCATGTTCCTGATGATAGATTCATAATCTTGAACGGTAACCGCTCTTTTTTGGGCCGAGAAATTAAACGAAACATAATTTCTAATTTCTTCCAAAGAAGGTAAACCTGCTCCACCAATAGCTGCGGTAACGTTATTACATCTTAAAGAATTAACCACAGATGAATTTGTAAGTTCCGATGGTCCATTAACAAAGAATGAGACTGTTCCTATTTGTGTAATAACATTTGTCCCTAAGTTAGTACCTAATCCACCACCCACTCTGTACTGAACAAATAGAGTTGAATTTGGAGTCAAAGCAGATCCCAAAGACAAATTGTTTGAATATCTTTGTAAATCTATTGTGGCCCCTAATGTTGTGAATTGATTCAAAGCATCTTGTGCGGTATTAGTACCACCACCAAATGTCATTTTTTTAAAACCTTCGGGAGTGTATTCAGAAATAAATCTATTTTGTGTTTGTATATATCTACCTACTTTAATCCCTGGTTGGTCAGAAACTTTTGTTGGGTCCTCAATGAATACTCTATCTTCAGCAAGAGCATCTACCTCATACCATTTGTTAGAAACTCCTAAAAATTCCGCAGTTGTAGGTATATTAGTGTAAGCAGTACCACTCTTAAGTAAAACACTTGTAATACCCAAAACATTTTTTTCAGGTAAGAATAATTCAAAAAATGGTTTTACATCATTTGGAGTAATAACTCTTTTGAAAACTTTAGTTATACCGTTAACAACTAATTCTCTTTTGGTAATAGTATAATTTACCAAAACATTATTTGCATTGAAGTTAGGTATTTTTAATCTGTTAGGAAACCCTTGAGCATTATATGGTGATGTAAAATCAACATCATATATGTTCTCGAATACAATACCAGCTCCAGATACTTGAGACCCTCTAGCCAAAGTTCCAAGGTATCTTTCATCTTCTTTATCTCCAAATGCTGGTACAGTGATTGAAAAATCAACTAAAGAAACTGACGGTCTTTGTCCAGGGAGTTTCAATCCATAAGTTCTTGCAATGTTGTATATTGAAGATCTTTGTTGGGCATATTGAAGTACAGTTTCCTGAATACTTCTATCAATATGATAATGTAAGTTATCCGCCACCGCAGCATTCAAGTCCAAAAATACTGAGAATACAGATGCATCATTAAAATCCTGAATTAGTTCAGGATAATATGTTCTCACATAATTTAATAACTCAGTTCTTATTCCTTGATAATCTCTGGTTGTATATGAAATTTTACGATTTGCCATCTATATTAAATATTAATAATAACAAAATCACTCTGAGCAAAAGCCGATCTGTTGTTTGAGTAATCTATTCTAATTTTCGCAGTATATTCAGAAGTCCCTTTACCAGGTAATCTATAAACTGGCGACTCGCTTGTTCCTACTGTATTTTCACCAAGCATGGTATCAACTTCTTCCATAGGGTCTGCAGGTGTAATTGTTATTTGATTCAGTAACAGGTTCGGCATAAAAGTTTGAACTGCATCCCTGATATCTGATTGTATTGCATCAAAAGTCAAACCATCAAATGGCTCAAATAAAAATTCGTATAATCTTGTACCGAATTCAGGTAAATAATACCGACTTCCTTTTCTTGTTAAAAGTAAGTGAATCAAATCCGATTTGATTTGTTGTGATTCTAACTGAGTGAGTTCTAAATAATCACCCCTTCGTGAATCTCTGAAAGGAAAGTTTATACCATATGTAAATCCATTCGCCATAAAGATAAATATAAGACCCTTGTTTTTCCTTATAAATAGCCATAAATAAAAAATCCCGATATATATCGGGATTAATTATTTAATTAAGAAGAACAACCGAAACATTCAATTTCAATTCCTTCAGGTTTTGGTGGTAAATTCATACTACTATAATCTACTTTTGGAACCTCAACATTTGGTTTTGGTTTTTGTGTCTTTGAGATATCTAATGCCAAGTGTTTAGCCCCTGTTGATATCGCTTTAGTTCTTACATAATAACACAAAGTTTTCAATCCTTTTTCCCATGAATGGAAGTGGGATGATGTAATCTTTGACAATGTTGGATTAGACATATAGATATTCATAGACTGAGATTGGTCAATGAAAGGTGCTCTGTCAGCCGCCATATTAATTAATTCTCTCTGAGAAATCTCCCAAATTGTTTTGTACTTTGGAATTAGGTGTTCAATTCTTTTAACTTTTTTGTTGTAGTTTTTATCTTCAGGGTCAAGGTATAAATTGAAGTTAATATTTTGAATTGAACCTTCATTCAGAATTATTTCATTCTTCAAGTCTTCAGACCAAATACCAATTTTTTCGAAATCGTTAATCAAGTATTTGTTTACAATCATAATTTCACCTCCGACAACTCGTCTGTTGAATAATGCAGAATGAGCGGGTTCGGTCATTTCAAAAGAACCAGTAATCTTTGCAGATGATGCCACAGGCATCTGTGCAGTAAACAATGAATTACAAACACCATACTCCATAACATCTTTCTTCAATGTTTCCCAATCTAAGAATAACTCAGAGTCATTAATTTCCCACATATCAAATTGGAAAATACCTTTCGACATTGGAGAACCTTTGAAGAATTCGTAAGGTCTTCTAATTCCTTTTTTACACAAATCATTACTTTCAGTAACCGCAGCGAAATAAATTGCCTCAAAAATATTTTTGTTCAAAGTCTTTGCTTCATCTGAAGTGAAAACATAATCCAAAAGACAGAATACGTCAGCCAAACCTTGTACTCCAATACCAATCGCTCTTTGTTCCAAACCACCTTTAAGACCTTTTTGAGTAGAATAGTTGTTCTTGTCAATAACATTGTTCAATGCTCGAACCGCCTTTCTTACTTCTTCAATCAAAAGTTTATAATCAAACTTTCCATCAACGATAAAGTTTTTCAAAACGATTGATGATAATGTACAAATCGCAGTTGTGTCCTCATCAGTATACTGATAGATTTCATTACACAAGTTAGATTGTTTGATTACACCAATATTTTGATGGTTTGTTTTCTTATTCGCGCTATCTTTAGCGCATAGGTAAGGAACACCAGTTTCAACTTGGGATTCGATTACTTTACTCCAAATTTCTTGTGCCTTTACCTTACGACCGATACCAGCATTTACCGCCAACTGATAGTTTCTTTCATATTCATCACCAAAACATTCCTGTAACGGTTTGATACCCGCTTTGATAATATCATTGGGGCAGAACAAATACCAATCTTCATTGTTCTTCACCGCTCTCATAAAGTTATCAGGAATCCAAAGTGCTGTAAACAAGTCTCTCGCTCTTAATTCTTCTGCACCTGTATTCTTTTTGATATCCAATAAATCAAAGATATCTTTGTGCCATGGTTCCAAGTATATCGCAGCACTACCAGGTCTTCTTCCTT